CGTGGTCTATTCGCGATTGTGCGTGGGCTAAAACATTATGTCCCGCATATTGCTTTTCCAGATTCTGATATTGAAGCCAGTTACATTGATTTGCGCAACCTCTATCGAGCTAAATGCATTCCAACTATGCCAGTAGTTTCGCAGCGAAATATTCGCTCGGCTATTGAGGGTATCCCTGAGAAGATTCCTAAGTTGAAAATGTCAACTAGCCCAGGGTTTCCTTGGGTTTGTCGGCCTGATACAGTGCGGAAATCAGATTTAATTGGTTTCGACGAAACAAGAACTAAAGTGACATCAATCCATACAGACCTTTTGGATATGATTCACACTGAAGAAAAATTGATGGCTGAAGGAGTGGTTCCCTTCACTGTGCATCAAATTGCTTTAAAGGACGAGCGCCTTAAATTGGAAAAATTACACAACATTCGTATTATTCAAGGAAGTCCATTTTCCTTAACCATCACAGCTCGCAAATTTCTAATGGATTTTAACTATGCATTCCAGTGTAGCAGAAACGACCTAGAACATTGCGTTGGTATTAACCCAGAAAGTGATGAGTGGGACACACTTGCTCGCAAGTTGTTGTCTAATTCAAAATACATTTGTGTTGGTGATTATTCAAAGTTTGGCCCTCGCCTTTTAAATCAATTTGTTGAAAAAGCTTATGAAATAAGAAATGACTGGTATGATCTGCACGGAGCACCTGCCCGTGATAGAGCAATGCGTAAAATCTTAGCTCAAAGAGTCATTAATTCCAGAAATATTGCAGACCGACAGATTTTTTCTCTGTCCTGCGGTTCGCCTTCGGGAGCAATCGATACGGTGATAACAAATTCACAGTGCAACCAACAATACATTCGTTGTGCTTGGATTGGAATCATGCGGAAGTATGCACCCCGATACATGGACCTGCGTCATTTTAATGAAAATGTCTGTTTTTTCTGTTATGGTGATGATGTGATCTTCTCAGTCAAAGAGGCTTTCATAAACATTTTCAACAACCAAACATTGCATGAATATTTTGCTGTTTACGATATTTCCTACACAGATGTAGCGAAGGATGGTTCTATTCGTCCTTACTGTTCCCTTGAAGAGGCCACTTTCTTGAAGAATGGATTCCACCATTTTAAAGAAACGTCTCTCCCAGGAGGTGTCTGGATTCCCAGACCTAATTTCGCTGATCTTCTTGACTCAACTAACTGGGTTAGGAAGCCTAAAGGAATGCCCGACAACGATGCTATTGAACTTGCGCTGATTGAAGCAACACATGTGAACTGTTCCAACAGTTTGCGTAAAATGTGGTTCTGGGGTCGAGAGACTTTTGAAGAATTCAAGATGCAATTGGACAATTTCTGGACTGCTTTCAGCTATAGGAATCAGAGGTGGAAACCACCATCTTTTGATTATGATGCTTTGCAAGCCGAGTTTGGTTATCCTGCAGCGATAGATGACAGTTTATCGTTAAACGAAAATTTTTATGCAACTAATTATGGTTATTCGGAGCCTGATCCGAAAAATTATGCGGTTAAACCGCTTTATGGTTATCCCCTGCCTGATGGGGAC